CCTCAACAACTGGCGTGTCACGAAAACAACATTAAGATTAGGTAGTAGAATAATAGGTAGGTGTATGATGGGTTCAACATCTAATGCACTTGATAAAGGAGGAGCTAATTTTAAAAAATTATATGATGCATCAGATGTTACAAACAGAAACCGTAATGGTCAGACTAATTCAGGACTCTATAGTTTGTTCATACCTATGGAGTGGAATTACGAAGGATACATCAATACTCATGGATTTCCTGTATTCGACACTCCAAAAAAACCCGTCAAGGGCATTGATGGATCCAAAATTCAGATCGGAGTTATCTCGCATTGGGAAAATGAAGTTGATGGTTTAAAAGATGACCAAGATGGTTTAAATGAATTTTATCGGCAGTTTCCAAGAACAGAAAAGCATGCATTTAGAGATGAGGCTAAACAATCTTTATTTAATCTAACTAAGATTTATGAGCAAATAGATTATAACGAAGATTTAAGAAATTCAAACGTAGTAACACAAGGTAGTTTTTATTGGGAAAATGGTATAAAAGATACAAGAGTTATATTTGCACCTAATAAAAATGGAAGATTTTATATTTCATGGATACCACCTGTAGAATTACAGAATAAATATATAATAAAAAATGGTATCAGATATCCAGGTAATGATCATACTGGCGCTTTTGGCTGTGACTCTTACGATATTTCCGGAACAGTAGATGGCAGAGGTTCTAAAGGAGCTTTACACGGTTTAACTAAATTTTCAATGGAGGATGTTCCTCCCAATACTTTTTTCTTAGAATACATAGCAAGACCTCAAACAGCTGAGATCTTTTTTGAAGATGTTTTAATGGCATTAATATTCTATGGGATGCCAATGTTAGCAGAAAATAACAAACCAAGATTGCTATATTACTTAAAAAGACGAGGATACAGGGGATATTCTATAAATAGGCCAGACAAACTTTATAATAAACTTTCTGTAACTGAAAGAGAAATAGGAGGAATTCCAAATTCAAGTGAAGATATTAAACAAGCACATGCAGCGGCTATAGAAGATTATATTGAAAATTTTATTGGTATAAATAATCAAGGCTATGGAGATATGTATTTTCAAAAAACTTTAGAAGATTGGGCTAGTTTTAATATAAATAATAGAACAAAACATGATGCTTCTATTAGCTCTGGGTTAGCTATAATGGCTTGTAATAAAAACAGGTATGCTCCTAATGCAAAAAGAACTATTACAAAACTTCCTTTAAATTTTAAGAAATATAATAATAAAGGGTACAATTCAAAAATAATGAAAATCAATGATTAACATTAACTACAGCAGCAGCTTTCCAGATCAGGTGGTACCTGAAGAAGAGAAAAGTTCTTTCGAGTACGGCTTAAAAGTTGGTCAAGCTATCGAGCATGAGTGGTTTAGAAACAATACTGGTCAAAATAGATTTGTTGACAACTTTCAAAACTTTAATAGATTAAGACTTTACGCTAGAGGTGAACAGCCTGTACAAAAATATAAAGATGAAATGGCCATTAATGGTGATTTATCTTATTTAAACTTAGACTGGCAACCCGTACCAGTACTATCTAAGTTTGTAGACATAGTGGTTAATGGTATGACTGAAAGAGGTTATGAGATAAAATCATTTGCTACTGATCCTTTTGGTATTAAAACCAGAACTGACTATGCAACAGCTGCGCTAAGAGATATTAGAAATAAACAAGAAATTGCGCAATTGACTCAAGCAACAGGAAGAAATTATTATGCATCTTCAAGCCCAGAAGAATTACCTACTAATGCAGAAGAACTAGATCTTTACATGCAACTTAATTATAAGCAGTCTATAGAAATAGCTAGTGAAGAAGTTATAAGTAAAATTTTAGATTATAATAAATTTGATCAAGTAAAAAAACAAATTGCTTATGACTTAACTGTTTTAGGTATAGGAGCTTGTAAGACTAATTTTAATCTTTCAGAGGGAGTAACAACAGAATATGTTAATCCAGCAAACTTAGTATGGTCATATACAGAAGATCCAAATTTTGAAGATTTATATTATGTAGGTGAAGTAAGAAATTTATCTTTATCTGAAGTAAAACGACAATTTCCTAGTTTAAGTGATTCTGAATTAGAAAAAATACAAAAATACCCTGGTAGAAACTCATACACTAATACTATGTGGGGTCAAAATCAGCAAGATCAAGTACAAGTATTATATTTTGAATATAAAACATACCACGATCAAGTATTTAAAATAAAACAAACAGAACAAGGTTTAGAAAAAGTAATAGAAAAACCTGACACGTTCAATCCTCCACCTAGTGATAATTTTGAAAGAGCAGCTAGATCTATTGAGGTTCTATATACTGGCGCTAAAGTTTTAGGACTTGGTGATACTATGCTAGAATGGAAATTAGCAGAAAATATGACAAGGCCTAATGGTGATACTACTAAGGTTAATATGAATTATGTAATATCTGCTCCTAGAATGTATCAAGGTCGTATTGAATCTATAGTTAGTAAAACAATTGGCTTTGCTGATATGATTCAAATAACTCATTTAAAATTACAACAAGTACTTGCTCGTATAGTTCCGGATGGTGTATATGTAGATGTGGATGGTTTGGCAGAGGTTGACTTAGGTAATGGTACAAATTATAATGCATCAGAAGCATTAAACATGTACTTTCAAACTGGTAGTATTGTAGGTAGATCATTAACTCAAGATGGTGAAGGAAATCCTGGTAAAGTTCCTATACAAGAATTACAAAGTTCTTCTGGTATATCAAAGATTCAATCAATGATACAAACATATCAGTATTATCTTCAAATGATTAGAGATGTAACAGGATTAAATGAAGCTAGAGATGGAAGTACGCCAGATAAAGATGCATTAGTTGGTTTACAAAAATTAGCAGCGGCTAATTCAAATACAGCTACTAGACATATATTACAAGCACTTATGTATATGACTGTAAGAACTTGTGAGAATATAAGTTTAAGAGTTTCAGATATGTTAAATTTTCCACTGACAAGAGACTCATTAGTAAAAAGTCTTAATAATTTTAACACAGCAACATTAGAAGAAGTAGAGCAATTAAATATACATGATTTTGGTATATTTTTAGAATTAGAACCTGATGAAGAAGAAAGAGCTCAATTAGAAAAAAGTATACAAGTTGCATTACAGTCAGGTAATATTGGTTTAGAAGATGCGATAGATTTAAGAGAAATTTCTAATATTAAGTTAGCTAATCAAATGCTTAAGCAAAAACAAAAACAAAAAGCAGAAGCGGCAAGGCAAGCACAATTAGAAAATATAAGAGTTCAAGGTGAGGCAAACCAAAAAGCATCTGAAGCAGCTGCATTAGCAGAAATGCAAAAAGAACAAGCGGTTGCACAAACTAAAATACAGATAGAGCAAGCAAAAGCTCAATTTGAAATTGGAAGAATGGAAAAAGAAGCTATCATTAAAAAACAATTAATGGCAGAAGAATTTGAATATGCAATACAACTTGCACAAGCAGAACAATCGCGCCAAACAAATAGAGAGTCAGAGATTGAAGATAGAAAAGACAAAAGAACAAAAATACAAGCAACACAACAAAGTGAAATGATAAGTCAAAGACAAAATGACACTTTGCCTACTAATTTTGAATCACAGAACGATACGTTAGGTGGTTTTGGATTAGAACAATTTAATCCACAGTAGTTTATTATTAATTTTATATTATCATATTATGTCTAAAAAAGAAGAAGTAAAAGTAAAAGAAGTTGATACGCCTATAAAAAAAGAAGGTGAATTCAAAATAAAATCAGCTAAAAAAATGAAAGATCTTGGCGAAGGACAAGGAGAACAAAAACTTCACAAGGTTGTTTTAACTAAAGAAAAAACAAAAGAAAATGCCATTTCAGACGGAGAAACAAAGAAAGTGGATGTGGGCGAACAAACCGGAGATAGCGGAAAAGTGGTCGAAGGATTACGGGTCGAAACCACTGAAGATGTTGCTGAAGAGCAAAAGGTAGACTCACCATTACAAGAAATAACTGATGAAGAAAATAACACTAACAAGGACGGAGTGGCAGCAAGCACTGATACTACCACTACCGCATCAGAACAAAAAGAAATACCAAAGGAAGTTGAAGCACAAAAACTACCTGACAATATAGATAAATTAGTTCAGTTCATGAAAGAAACTGGGGGTGATATACACGATTACTCTCGTTTAAATGCTGACTATAGTAATGTAAATGACGAAATGCTTTTACATGAATATTACAAAAAAGCTAAACCACATCTTAACGGAGAAGAAAGAGGATTTATAATTGAAGACAATTTCAGTTATGATGAGGAATTAGATGAAGCAAGAGAAGTTCGAAAGAAAAAACTTGCATATAAAGAAGAAGTTGCAAAAGCCAAAGGCTTTTTGGAAGATCTTAAGAGTGAATATTACGAGGAAATCAAGTTGAGGCCCGGAGTATCTAAAGATCAAAAAGAAGCTACTGAATTTTTCAACCGATACCAGGAAGATAGAAAAGTAAATAAAGTACAACACGATTCGTTTAAGGCTAAGTCTAAAGAACTTTTTGACAAAGATTTCAAAGGTTTTGATTTTAATGTAGGAGATAAAAAATTTAGATATAACGTTAAAGACCCAGTTGCTGTTGCCGATAATCAAAGTGATATTTCAAATTTTATAGGAAAGTTTCTTAATAAAAAAGGAGAAATGACTAAACACAAAGACTATCATAAAGCTTTATATACTGCACAAAATGCTGATACATTAGCTCAACATTTTTATGAACAAGGCAAAACTGATGCGATAAAAAGTCAGATGGCTAGTTCTAAAAATATAAGTACAGAACCTCGCAAAACTGCTGATGGTAATATATTTGTAAATGGACTAAAAGTAAAAGCAATTAGTGGCCTTGATTCCACAAAGCTTAAAATAAAAAGAAAAACATTTAACTAAAAAACAATAAATTATGTCGATTTTTCCACAATTTGGTGCGATAGTTCCTGCTCCTAACCAGCAACTATTAGCCAGCAATTACCTTCAGTTTAATACTGGTGGCGTAAATGATTTTGCGCAACAGTATTTACCAGAGGTTTATGAACAAGAAGTAGAGCGTTATGGAAACAGAACGTTATCAGGCTTCTTAAGAATGGTAGGCGCAGAAATGCCTATGACTTCTGATCAAGTTATTTGGTCGGAACAAAACAGATTACACATAGCATACAATAACTGTGTAAGTGATCAAGTAAATGGAATTACTATCCCAGCTCCAACAGCCCCAGGTGTAACACGAAATGTTATAAGTCCGGGTCAAACTATCGTTGTATTAGATGGTTTAGGTAATGAAGCTAAGTGTGTTGTTACTGCTTCTAACACTGGAACTGGTGTTCTAGCTGTTGCACCATATTTATCTACTACACTTGCTCTTTTAGGACCTACAGTAAAAATATTTGTATATGGTTCTGAATTTGTTAAAGGTGCTGCTACTTCAAATGCAGGTGCTGGTGCTCTAGCAAATAACACGGCTATACAACCACAAGTAACAATTACTCCTACTTTTACTCAATTTTCTAACTCACCAGTTATAATTAGAAACGTTTACACAATAAACGGATCAGATATGGCTCAAATCGGTTGGGTTGAAGTTGCTACTGAAGACGGAACAAGCGGTTACTTATGGTATCTAAAAGCTGAATCTGAAACAAGATTACGTTTTGAAGACTACTTAGAAATGGTATGTGTTGAAGGTGATTTAGCAACTGCTGGTCTTGGTGCTGGTTCTGCTGTTAATGCTGGATTCAAAGGTACTCAAGGTTTATTCTCTGCTATAAATACTAGAGGTAACGTTGAAGTTGGTTTTGATGCAGGTGCTGGTCTAGATGATTTTGATGAAATACTTAAAAATCTTGATACTCAGGGAGCTATTGAAGAAAACATGTTATTCCTACAAAGAGGAGTTTCATTAGACTTTGACAATATGCTATCACTTGTATCAGCTGGATCACAAGGAGGTACTGCTTATGGATTATTTGAAAACTCTGAAGAAATGGCATTGAATCTAGGATTCAGTGGTTTCCGTAGAGGATCTTATGATTTTTATAAGACTGACTGGAAATACTTAAATGACGCTTCTACACGTGGTGCTCAAGCGGGTGTTTCTTCTATCGAAGGTGTTTTAATTCCTGCTGGAACTTCAACAGTTTACGATCAGATCTTAGGTACTAATATCAGACGACCATTTTTACACGTTCGATACAGAGCTTCTCAAACAGAAGACAGACGTATGAAATCTTGGTTGACTGGTTCTGCTGGTGGTGCTATGACTTCAAATCTTGATGCTATGGAAGTAAATTTCCTATCTGAAAGATGTTTAGTTGTACAAGCTGCTAACAACTTCGTTTTATTCCAAGGAGTTTAATACTAATGTAAAGTTATGGGGCATTAATTTGCCCCATCTTTACTATTTACAAATTATTTAATTATATCATATTATGAAAAAACAAAACAAAACTCAATCAGATGGTTGGGAAATTAAAGATAGAACATATCTTTTACAAGGTACGTTAACACCTTTAACTTATAGAATACCCTCAAAACATACTCAACGACAACCATTATTATGGTACGATGAGATGAAAAATGAGCAAAAAGAAATTAGATACGCTACAAATCAAAATTCACCATTTAAAGACGAACAAAAAGGTGAAGCAACTATGGGCCACATAGTATTTAATGATGGTGCTTTAACTGTTTTTAAAAAAAATCAAGTGCTACAAAAGATATTATCAATGTATCATCCTTTGAAAAACATTAAATATAGAGAACTAGATGTTATTGAAGATGCTAAAGATGATTTAGAATTTTTAGAATTAGAAATAGATGCTTTAAACATTGCTAGAAATATTGATATTGATCAAGCTGAAGCTATATTAAGAGTTGAAATGGGATCTAAGGTATCAGAGATGAGTTCTAAGGAAATAAAAAGAGATTTACTTATATTTGCTAAGACAGATGCTACTTTATTCTTAAACTTAGCTAAAGATGATAATGTTCAACTTAGAAATTTTGCTATAAAAGCAACAGAAGCTGGAATAATAATTTTAGCTGATGACCAAAGAACGTTTAAATGGAAATCTAATGGTAAAAAATTGATGACTGTTCCGTTTGATGAGCATCCATACTCTGCTATGGCACAATTCTTTAAAACAGATGAAGGTTTAGAAGTATTTAAATCTATAGAGAAAAAGTTCTCTTAACATGTAATACTAATAAGGGAGGTGTAATGCCTCCTTTATTATAATAAAAACAACAAATGGCTATAAACGTAAATACTGTATATCAAACAGTTTTATTAATATTAAATAAAGAACAACGTGGATATTTAACACCTACTGAGTTCAATAATATTGGTAATCAAGTACAACTTGAAATATTTGAAAGATATTTTGAAGATATGAATCAACAAATACGTGTGCCACAAACTGATACTGATTATGCTGATAGAGTAGAAAACATTGATGAAAAATTAGCTATATTTAAAACTACAGGTAATGCTGTGCCTGCCTCAACAGCTGACGGATTAACTCCATATTGGGTATTACCTAGTGTAGATATATATGGAAATGATGTATCTTCTACATCTGATACTCCTTTTTACAGATTAGGTTCTGTACTTTATAATAATGAAATAATGTTACAAAGAGTTGATCGCTCAGATTACTATCATATAGATAGATCTTTGTTAACTAAACCCACAAAAACTTATCCTGTATATTTATATGAGAATCAAAAATTATTTGTAAAACCAACTACTATAAATACTATTGGTGAAATACAAGTAGATTTTATTAGAAAACCTTTAACTCCTATTTGGGGCTTTACTGTAGGTTCTCTTGGTCAATATATATATAATTCACAAGATTTAACAACTAACAATACTACCGGTTCTGTTAATTTTGAAATTCATGAATCAGAACAAACAAGTTTAATAATAAATATACTAATGTATGCTGGGATAATAATAAGAGATCCGCAAATAATAGCAGGAGCTTCACAAGAAATTGCTAAGCAAACAAATAACGAAAGAAGTTAATTATGGCATATCCAACAACACCAAACGGTGGTTTAACAACAGAAACTAACGCTCAATATTATGCTGGTACACAAATAATCCAAGCAGTTGATGCAAGTGTAGGCGTAGGTCAAACTATATTTAAAACTACATTTAATACTAGTTTAACTTTTGGTTCTCCAGACCCAACAAGCGCATTATATAATGATAATAATTTTAGATTATATACTAGTGCTACAGGTGCTACAGGAAGTTTTGCAGAGTTTGTTGGAGCTTATACTGTTAGCAACAATAATATAACTTTTGGTGCTAGTGTTGCTTCTGGAACTTATGTTGTAATACAATTATTAAGTAAAAGCGGAGGTAATTTTGGAAACAAAGATGCCTATGGTACTACTGTTGAAGAAAACTATAATAGTTATTCTTCTATAAAAGTAATTGATTTAGTAAATAATTTTTTAGTTGCATATGTAGGCGCTAATAAATTAATACCTAGTGTTAAAAAAACAGATGTAATCTTTCACACAAAAAGAGCGTTGCAAGAATTTAGTTATGATACATTAAGAAGTATACATTCTCAAGAACTTACAATACCTTTTAGTCTTAGCTTACCGTTACCACAAGATTATGTTAATTATGTTAACGTTTCATGGATTGATAGTGTTGGTGTTAAGCATATAATATATCCTACTACTCTTACATCTAATCCTTATACAAAGCCTATACAAGATGCCCAAGGAGTTCCAATTCAAACTAGTGATGGAGAAAATGTAACTGGTACATCTATAACTGAAGAAAGATGGGCTGCACAAAATACAGCAACTATTGAAGCTATACGAGATGATATTACTGGAAGATTAGTAGCTGATGGTTTATGGGGTATTTATGGTAATGGTTTATTTGGTTATGGTCAAAGATATGGCATGCAGCCTGAATTAGCTCAAATAAACGGGTGGTTTACTATAAATGAAAGAGAAGGAAGCATGTCTTTTTCTAGTGATTTAAAAGATAAAATAATTATATTAGAATACATATCAGATGGATTATCCTATGATCAAGATATGAGAGTGCCAAAGTTAGCTGAAGAAGCTGTCTATGCTTATGTAATGCATGCTGTGTTAGCTAGTAGGATAAATCAACCTGAATACGTTATTCAAAGATTAAAAAGAGAAAAAAGTGCAAAACTAAGAAATGCAAAAATAAGATTATCTAATATTAAATCTAGTGAATTTGTTCAGATCATGAGAGGTAAATCTAAATGGCTTAAATACTAAACTAAATGGCAGAAGTTAAAAATGCTTTTATAAAATCCAAAATGAACAGAGACCTGGATGCCAGGTTATTACCAAATGGTGAGTATCGTGAAGGAATTAATATACAAGTAAGTAGATCAGAGGGTGCCGACGTTGGAGCGTTAGAAAATGTATTAGGTAATGAACAACTTGTAGACTTCAAAGTAAGTAGTGGATGTAATTGTTTATTAAAAACTATAGGAACATTTACCGACGGAGTTTCTAATGATATATATGTTTTTTTAACTGATTACACTGATCTAACTTTTGAAACAGCTATTACTTATAATAAAGATGCATTTAATTTTATATATGTTTATAATATATTAAATAAAGAATCTTCTATATTAACAAGTGGAGCATACTTAAATTTTTCAGCAACAAATCCTATTTTAAATGTTAATTTTTTAGAAGGCATTTTATTTTGGACTGATAATAGAAATCAACCTAGAAAATTAAATATAAATAGAGCAATAGCTAACGCAACCAGTCAAGTATCTAATGGTTATTATGTAACTGAAGATCAAATATCTGTAGCTACATATAATCCTTATGAACCAATACAACTTTTTTTTAAGCAGTGGGGTTCAGTAACTGTAGGAAGCACAGCTGTTGTTGCTAGTGTTAATATAACTATAAACAAAGATACTTTAATTGGACTACCTACTATAGGTGCTACGGTTGGTAATGGTACTGTTACCGCTGACAACCCTAGTGCTGGTTTAACCTCACCATTTCCTGTAATAACAGAATATAACCCTATAACAGGAGTACTAACTCTTAACAGTGCAGTGTCAATTCCCGCAAGTGCACAATTAAAATTCTTTGTTTCAAGTAATTTCTTAGATGAAAATCCAACAAATTTTTCTAGTATGTTTGATGCTACTAGTAGATTATGTCCTGATGAACTTACACCAAATCCAACTTTTCAAACTCAAGGACCTTTAACAGCTACATCTAAAACTAATTATCCTGGTGATCCTGATTTTTTAGAAGATAAATTTGTAAGATTTAGTTATAGATTTAAGTTTGATGATGGAGAAAATTCAATATTTGCACCTTTTACTCAGTCTGCTTTTATAACAAAACAAGATGGTTATTTTTTAAGACCAACAACGCCAACTGGTAATACAAAAGATGAAAATGCAACATATAGAAGCACGGTTGTTCCTTTTATGGAAAATCAAGTTAACAATATTTTAATTCAAATTCCGTTACCTTGTGCTGCTAAAGATCTATACGATGAATATAAAATAATAGAAATAGATATTTTATATAAAGAATCAGATGCATTGGCTGTTCAAGTTGTAGATACAATTAAAGTAGAAAGCTTTTCTAATGCTACTTTTGTAGACCCATTAATAATATATAATTATCAAGGTGTTAAACCTTACAAAACATTACCAACAGCAGATTTAATAAGAGTTTATGACAAAGTACCTGTAAAAGCTCATGGTCAAGACATAATAAGCAATAGAATAGTTTATAGTAATTTCCAAACACAACACACTCCACCACAATCATTAAATTATAATGTTGGTGTAACAGCAAAAAGTACTTTTGATATTAGCACTACAACTACAGGTGGCTTACCACAACCTGCAACATATTATACAAGTGAAGTAGAATATCCACATCACACCGTTAAACAAAATAGAAATTATCAGGTAGGAGTTTTGTTATCTGATAAATTTGGTAGAACTTCTACTGTAATATTATCATCAACTGTTGTTCAAGAATCTAAAGATGGTCAATCTTATGGAGGTTCTACTGTTTATGTTCCTTATGCGCCAGATTTAGGCGCAGGAAATAACAATATAAATACATGGAATGGTGATTCTATAAAAGTATTATTTAATCAAGCTATAGGAACTACAGGTTTATATGCTGGTGCTCCTGATTTATTAACAGGTTGGAATGGTTTATACAATGGAGATGAAACAAGTGTTAATTATAATCCCTTAGGTTGGTATTCTTATAAAATTGTTGTTAAACAACAAGAACAAGATTATTATAATGTATATTTACCAGGTATTGTTAATGGTTATCCTGGAGATGTAGTAGGACCATTTCCTGATCCAGACAACACTATTGCGTTTATAACATTAATAAATGATAACATAAACAAAGTACCTAGAGATTTAAATGAAGTTGGACCATTACAAACTCAATTTAGAAGTTCTGAAGATATGTTTGGTAGAGTTACACCTGAACAAACAGCATTAGATGTATCACCTACTTTTAATAATCCTTACTACCCAACAATAGAACCTAATGTTGTTAACACTATAGGTCCAGAAAATACATTATTAGATTCTACAGCTGTTTTTTCAGAAGTTTATCAAACAGGCACTAATCCTTTGGTTGGTAGAGTTTCTCAAACAATTGAAACATTAAGTACTGGTATTGGAACCGGCGCTATTGGAGCTGGTCCTGTAGATTCTGGGGATGCATACAACATATTATTAGGTATATATGAAACCTCGCCAGTTGAATCAAACTTAGAAATATTCTGGGAAACATCATCAGCGGGACTTATATCAGATTTAAATTTAGCTATAGAAGAAGGTGGATCACCTGGCATAAAAGGTGTAACTTCAGATGGTGTTTCAACAACTTGGACATATTCTCAAAGTGAAGCCGATCCTTCAGGTAGTATTATTGTAGCTGCATTTCTTCCATATACTCAACCTAATCCTTTTTCATCTACCATAACACCAGTAGTTGCTTCAACTATAACTAATTCTTGGGTCACAGATGGACTTGGCAACACTAGGACAAGTGATTTTGAAATAGTGCCTATAGCCGGAAGTAGCCCATCAGCATACAATTTAAGAACCACTAGAGACTTCTATTTTGGAAATAATGCTTCTGTATTAGAAAATTTTACTTTCTTCTTTGAAATATATGACGTTGCTACCGATTTGCAAAGTGTGGTTTCAGCAACTGGTTTTTTAACTAATACAGCACCTATAATAACAAACTGTGTGGCTATTGTAGATTTACCAGAAAGTGCTACAACTTTTAAAACTTTTCTAGCCACAAACGGTAGTGCTGATAGCACTGGTATACCACCTGCTAATGTTAAAGACTTAACTTTTTCTAAAACATCTCAAGATCCTGCATTACCTTTAGTTAGTATTGATCCAAATAGCGGTGTATTAACAGAACCTACCGGTTCTTTGAATGGAGGATTAACAGTAACTATTAAAGTTGAAGATGCTTCAGGTGCTCAAGGTTCTTTATCTGCATCATGTACTACTACTTTTAATGGTAGTCAAGGTATAGTTACTAATTCTACTAATACACGTTGGTATAATGGTAATTTTTTAAATATTAATCAAGGACCACAATCTTCTGGTTTTTATTGGAGTACAAATTTAACAAACGAAGTGGCTTCAACTCCACTGCCTGGAGGTTCAACAAGTTTTAGAGCACCAGTAAATAATCAACCTATACCTAGTGATACTATAGGCGCGACAGGAGTAAGTACTGCTACTGTAGATGCCCAAGGTGATTGTGGAGGCGGAACTGGTCTTAATAATAGTTGGATATGGACTAATACTAATAGAAATTCTTTAGCATTTTCAACTGCAAATATTAATCCAAAAGGTTTAACAACAGGTACTGCTTATATAATGTTAGATTTTGAAAATAAAGTTACTAAAAATGGTGCTCCACAAAGTGATAAACCTTCTTTAATATGGCCAACTTATTTACAATATAGAAATCCTGTTGGCGCAGGTTATCCTGACAATTGGGAAGATGCTGTTGATGTTGAAGGAGCAACAATAAAATTTGGAGGGGCTCAAACAAACAATTATAGTATATCTCTTAATTCTACTAGACCAGACTTTACAGAAACAGGTGTGACTGATCAAGCTGCAACAAGTATTTCTCCTGTAGACAATGAATATACAGCTACAGACGGTATGGAATCACAATCAACAGGACGCGCAAATAGTGGTGATGTACCTCTTTTTTCACAAAGTTCTAGAATATTTGTTTTTGGTAAAGATCAAGGTTATAATGTTAGAGCTGATTACTTTGGTGACTACAGATTAGTAGTAAGGTATCCTTACGGAAATAATATACCTAATAGTTTAACTAGTTTTGGTAATAAAATAATACCTGTATTAACGCCTCAAGGATGTCCTAGTCAACAAGGTGGCTCAGCACCATTATCTCCATATGCTTCGTATGCTTCAAGTTTAGATACTCAATTAGTTCAATTAAGTTATGGAGATTTCTATAATCCTTTATTAGATGGCACTCCTCCTAGTTATTTTAGTTATAGAATAAGTTCTCAAGGATCCGCAGATAAAGAAAATGCTAAATCATTTGTACCATCTCAAATAGTATATGCTAGAGAATGGTCATTTAGATATGTTACACAGCTTTATAATGATCCAGAGCTTAGTAGTTTATATAATAACACTACAAACTTATCTTTTTATTCATATTCATCTTCAGAAGATAATTCATTAAATGGTAAATATGGAAATGAAATGTCTAATACTACTAACACCGCATTAACCGGCAGCGATAGAGCTCCAGTCGGATCTGCTTCAAATGAAAACAGAAGATGGGTTGCACAATTTGATGGTGGTGGTAAAAAAATGGCGCAAACAGCAGAGCCTGTTACTTATGATCAAGAAAATGTTGCTCCAGTTATAACTCCTCCAACTGGTTCTCTCCAATTAAATACTTTTGGATCCGGACCTTATCCACAAATAATAAATAATGTCTCTGGAGATAGTGTTACTATCATTTGGTTAGGTGGAGCTAGTCAAACAATATTTGGATCTACATTAACTACTAATCTAACAAATGGACTAGGTGGAGAAACACCAGCACCTTTTGTTGGGGCATTTTTAAAGTTCTATTCTCCAGATCAAAATACTGGGTTTGCAGAAGTAAGTGTAGTAAGTTTAAATAGAAACTCTAATATATCTAATGTATCATACATATATGAAAACACATCGGGTACCGTTATAGTGAGTATTACAAACGCACAAAACCTAATTTCTGGTGGAGGTAGTACTGGTAATTTACCTTCTAGTAATTACTACTACGATTTCAACTAGTAATTCATTCAATAAATAAGTGATAATAAATTATGGCAGCATTAATAGAAGTTAAGTATTATAATAGTTTTATTTTACGTAAAACCCTGAATTCAGGAGGCACAGCTGCGTGGAATGGTTCAAGAGGAAATAATACTTATCCTAAGACAGCTGTATCTAATGATAAAAACTGGGCTGTAGAAGAATCACGCATAAGAGGTGGTTACAATAACACTCAAACAGGTTATGGAGTAAAAGCATATATAGTAGATGATAACCCAAATGCTTCTACAAGAGTTAATTCTCTTATATATTCTGGAATATTTAACGCGAGAACAGGTATAAATAATACAAATGTGTTTTCTGTAGGAGAAGACATAACTAAAAGTGTTGATCCTATAAATGGATCTATACAAAAAATATTTGCTGAAGATACTCAATTAATTATATTTCAAGAAAAAAAAGTTAGTAGAGCTCCAATAGATAAAGATTTAATATATTCAGCTGAAGGGAATACAACATTAACATCTAGCAACGCTGTGATAGGTACTATTAATCCTTATACAGGTAATTTTGGTATAAGTAAAAACCCAGAAAGTTTTGCTGTATATGCTAATAGAAAATACTTTACTGATAAAGATAGAAATGCTGTATTAAGACTTTCTAATGATGGACTAACAGAAATATCTAATTATGGTATGATTGATTTCTTTAGAGATGAATTTGGTCAATTAGAAGGTGGTAAATTAATAGGTGGGTATGATATATATAATAAACAATACTCATTATCTATTCAACCAACTTACACAGGATTACAATCTGGACAACCTTTTAAAACATTAGTATTTGATGAAGTTATAAACGGATGGTCTAGTTTCTTTTCCTACAACCCTTCATCTATGTTAAGTTTGAAAAGTGATTATTACAGTGCTGGACCATCATTAAGTTCTGATGACGGAGGATTTACTGGCGCTAAAGGACCAAACACAGCTGGTTTATATCAACATTATATATCTACTGTACCAAGATGTCAGTTTTATGGCTTAAACAATAAATCTAGTGTAGAATTTATATTCAATCCTAAGGTAAGTGCATCTAAAGTTTTTAAAACAATAAACTATGAGGGTAGTAATGGATGGCAAGTAGATAGTTTTGTATCTGATTTTACAGGTATAGGTTATCCTAATTCTGATATTGATAATTATAATATTACAAACACTAATGATACTACTACTTTAGTATATAGTTATAATGAAAGTACTTATGATTCTGTAGGTAATACATTTGCTGATATAACATCTATACCTATAACTCAAAACACAATTTCTTTAGTACCACCATTATTTCATGCTGGTTTTACTAGAAAAGAAAACAAGTACATGGCTAATTTAGTCAATGATAGTATAGCTGCTCCTGGTGAAATTATATTTGGTGACAAAATGACAGGTATAAAAGGTTATTTTGCTACAGTTAAAATGTCTACTGATACTTTAACAGATCCTGGAGGTCCAAAAGAATTGTTTGCGGCGTCATCTGACTATGTTTCGTCTGCTTATTAAATTAAATTAAATGAACATAACAGAAAAAGAAAATGTTATTTTAGATAAAATAGAAGACATTAAAAAGTTTAGAAAAAACATAATGACTTTTGAAGAACAAATGCTTAATTTACCTAATTCATATCAAGGTCAAGAAGAATGTGATAAAATAAATCCATTACAACATAGCTTTGTTGATGGTTTGTATCAAAGAAAAATATTCACTCCAAAAGGCCAAGTATTCACAACAGGTATTCATAAAAAAGAGCACGTATTTTTTTTAATGAAAGGAGATTTATCTATTTTATCAGAAGATGGCATACAAAGAATTAAAGCGCCTTTTAATGGTATAACTAAACCAGGTACAAAAAGAGTTGTTTATGTACATGAAGACACTATTTGGATAACAGTGCACGCAACAGATAAAAAAACAGTTGAAGAAGCTGTAGAAGATATAATAGCAAAGGATTTTGATGATCCTTTAGTAAGTATAAATAATATGAGAAAACACTTAAAAATTAAAAACGTATGAGCTCACTTATAGGAGGTACGGTTGGACTAGTAATTGGAGTTTCAGCAGCTGTTGGTGCGGCCTCAACTCTTGTGTCAACAGGAGTAGGTATGTATTCAGCTACTAAAAATAAAAAAAATGCAGCTAGAGCAGCGGCTGGTTTTCAGGGTGAAATTGATTATTTAGAAGATAATAGAGTTGAAATAACAAATCCTTATGCAGGTTTAGAAGATCTTTCAGGCATGATGACTGATTTGTCTGGTTTAAAAACTGATTTGTCAGATATGGCTAGTGATTTATCTGGTATGATAACTGACACTAGTGGTGGTTTATCTAATCCTATGCAAAATCTTGGTGTTGCAACTGCAGCTGCTGAAATGCAAGCTGAAGAAGCTGATATAGCTTTAGCAAACACATTAGACATGTTACAAGCTACAGGTTCTTCTGCTGGTGGTGCTACAGCTTTAGCTCAAGCCGCTCTTTCTAGTAAAAAAGGTATTGCAGCTAATATTCAACAACAAGAAAAAGCTAACGCAGATGCTGCTGCGGCAGGTGAGATGAAAGTGCAAACTCAAAAAATGCAAGCTAAAAACAGAGTACAAGATGCTGCTGTAAGAGGCGGAGAAAGATTACAAGGATTAAAAATGGCAGGAGCTAGAAGAGTAGAAGATGCTGAATTTGATTCTGCTACAAAAATGCAAGAGTTTGGCATAACTGAAGCTAATAGAATACAACAAGCTGGAGTGTCCGGTGAATTATTTATGTATCAAGAGCAAGACAGAAGAGATCAACAAGAATTAAATAGACTAGCATCTCAATTAACAGGCCAACAACAAGTGCAAGCACAAGCTAGTGCAGACTACATTGGGGCAATTGCTGGTGGTGTGGCTGGACTTGGAGAGGTTGTTGGTGGAGTTGGTAAAGCTGTGATAGCAGGTTCAGATAGAAGATTAAAAAATAATATAAAATTAATAAGTAAATCACCTAGTGGTTTAAACATATATTCTTTTGAATATATAAACAAAGAATTTGGTAAAGGTACTTTTCAAGGAGTTATGTCAGATGAAATATCACAACATGCTGTTATTAAAAATAAGGATGGTTATGATATGGTTGATTATTCTAAATTAGATGTAGAATTTAAAAATATTTAAAAATGGGAGCATACGAAAATCCAAATAGCAAAACGCATAGCTCAAGAATGACAGCCATCGCCAAACAACAGCAAAGTTTTTTAACTGATATGATTTCCGGCATAGGGCAAACTGCCGCTAATATAATTAATTCAGCACAAACAAGACAAACTGATACCATTACTGCATCTCAAAATTTTAATAATAAAAGAGAACTTAAGCTTTTAAAACTTAAAAATGAAGCCGCTATTAATATATCAAAATCAGGCATTGGTAATGATTCTTTTTTTAATATGGCTAATGAAAATATTGATAGAAAAGACATGTTTACTACATTTTTAGAAAATGCTAGTGATCCTGACCAAAGACAAAGAGCGTCTAAAGCTTTAGAAGGTATTGATAGAAATCAAAGGGCTGTAACTCAATACATTAATTATTATAAAGATTGGGAAGCTACTTATGGTAAAGAATTAAATCAAAGAGATAGAAATAATGCTGGAGGAGTTTTTACAGGAAATCCCAATGGCACTGAATTTGAAAAAGAAACATATAAAAATTATTTACTTAAAAATGCATTGGTTGGTGGAGCATTAAACAAAGATGGTAGTAAGCTTATGGAGCCTGTAGCGTTTTATCAAAATGATGAAGGGCAAATTATGGGTAAACTAGATGGGTATGATGATTTTAATATTTTAGAACTTATAGCAACACCACCTGTTGAAATTCTAGATTTTAAACAAGACAAAACAATAGGTCTAAATAAAAAATGGAAAGAAGCTGGTTACATGAAAGATGGTAATATTAAAGATGAGTATTTGAATTATCTAGATCCTAGTATTGGAGAGGGAGAGAAATTTACTAATCCAAAAGGAGTTAAAATGATAACGCAACAAATACCTATTCAACCAGCAGCACAACAAGCTTGGTTAAAAACAATGGATACAACATTAGCTGGTATACTTGCATCAACTGATGATCAAACTTCTTTTAGAAACTTACAAGCTTCTTATTTTTCTATAGCAGGAGAATTTGATCAAAACTCAGATGGAAGTGTTTCAGAAGTTGAAGCCAGAGAATATGGTATTGACGGCAAAGAGTATACAGATTTGTTTGGAGATGATGGGAAGCTTCAAGCATTAAATCCTTTAGGTTTTAAAGATGGAAACTATAATTTAGATGCAGTATCTGAAGCTAATTTTAGAAAAGTATATTTAACAACTGGTTATCAAGATTATTTTGGTACTGGTTATGTAGAAAAAAAATCATTTGATCCAGACCAAGGCGGTACAGGCACCTCAAAAGAACAAAATTATGAGGCTATATATGATGAAACTTTAAGTACTATAAAAAGCGATATAGAAACTAAAGATTTTAGTAATCTTGTGGGTGGTAGAACAAATGGAAAAACAATAGCAGTAACTGATACTAATGATATAGGAGATGGAATAGTAAAAGTTGGATTTGGTAGAAAAGACAAATCTGGAAATTATACTGATGGAAGAACATTTAATTTAAATAACAGTAAAGATTTAAGAGAGTTAGCTAAAATATATGCTACTAAAAACTTTAAATTATCATCTACAGGTAAACAATCTATTAACAGTCTTACATTAAATATTGAAAAAGAATTAAAGGCATATATGGACGAAGCAAAAAAGAATAAAGAATCTGAAGTACCACTGCCTAAAGGGTTACCAGGATTATTACCTAGTGGCGGAGATTTTAATGAATATAAATTACCAAAAAATGCCTAGATATACATATGATGGCGATACATACGATATTCCTAACGATAAGTTAGAAGCTTTTTTGATTCGATATCCAGGTGCTGAAAAAGTTGATGGTGAAGATTTTTCTATTGACGGAAAACAAGTTAGTGAAGAAGAATTTAATGAATATGAAAAACAGCAAGAAGCAAAGGAAGATTCACCCATAACAACGGATGCGGTTGTGGAGGAAGAAATAGCGTCCGAGGCAGATATGGAATTAAATTTGGCAGATTCTTCTTTGGAATCTATTTCTATAGATGATCCTTCTTTTTTAGACATTAGAGATAGTTTACCTACAGTTAGTCCTTATGGAACTGCAACAGCAGAAGAAATAGAGGATTATGAAAAACAAGTAGAGTTAGATAATGATGCTAGATTTGATGCAAGAATGGAAGAAGTATTAGCAACTGTAAAAGATCCTAAAGAATATACAGCAGAAGAAAAAGTATTAAATTCTTTTGAAAATATGACTACTAATATTAGAAAAACTTTTCCACAAGCCGCATTAACAAAAGGAGTTTTTTTTAGAAAAGTATTTGGAGATGAAAACATAGATACTTTTGTAGAAAATTTTGGTAAAGATACTTTTTGGGGTGATGGAATTAGAATGGCAACTGGACCTATAGGTGATGCCGCTATGTATTCTATTACAGATGCAATTTCTGATAAAGGAATGAAAGATGCACTTCAAGATTTAGAAATAATGGATGCATCTATAAAACCAACCGGAGAAATTATAGAAGGTATTAAAGAAGGTAACATTCCTGAAATAATAGCAGGTGCTATTAATGCTCCTACATCTATAGTGCCATCTTTGTTTCAAATGGCAGCTGGTGGAGGAACACCTACTGTTTTGTTCTCTAGTATATTTGCTGATTCATATAAAGAAATAAATGATTTAAAAGCTTCGAATTTAGGTATATCTACTACACAATTAATAAATGAAGGTAAAGATGATACTTTAACACCTTTAGCTTTTTCTGTTCCAATGGTTGCTTTAGAAAGATTTGGACTTGGTAAAATAACTAATGCTGCTGTAAAAAAACTTTCAGCAGATGCAATGAAAAGATTTGCTATATTTCTTGGTGCTGGACTAGGAGAGGGTGGTACTGAGGTTCTTCAAACTATGTTAGAAAAAGCTCAAGGAGCTTATGGTGAAGCTAGAAATAAACAACTTTACTCAAATCTTGCTGCGGCTAAAGGTGAGGCAGCATACGATGCTTCAATTAGATTTAAAGATGCATTTTTTGAGCAAGACACTTGGGAGGCAGGATTACAAGGAATGATTGGAGGTTTCAGCTTAAGTGCTGGTTCAAATAAAGATGTTTTAAAAACAATAGCAGCTTTAAGGGCTCCAGTTGATTCTCAAAATATTGAAAGAGATTTAGAAACGTTAACAGAACTTCAACAACAAAAGAAAAGAGCACGTAGCACTGCTGCTAAAGAAGGTATCCAAGGTAAAATTGATGATTTAAACACTCAAGTTAGTTCTAGGATTATTCAAGCTAATTCTGTATTTCAAAAATTAACACCTACTGAAATATCAGAAGTAAACAATTTAAATGATCTTTCTTTACTGCAAATAAAAAGAGTTAAAGCTTTAAACCAAGAGTATAACGATGGTAAAATAAAAAGAAAAGATTATCTAACAGCAGTAGAAGGATTTAAAACCTCTTATTTAAATGCTAAAAATCAAATAAACGGTATAGTAAATGAAACAGAAGGAAGGCCAGATGTAACTAAAAAAAATAAAGCTATATCTGATGCAAATGAAATTAACACAGAGGTTGTTTTAAACCCTAAATCAACTCCTGCACAAATTGATAAAGCTAAAACTGAATTGACTGAAGATAATCAGGGTATTATTAATACAATTATAAATAATAATTTTAATCCTAATTTAGACACACAATTAACTAAAGAAGAGTTTTCAGCAGATGTAGGTTTTGAGGTACAAGCTTTAATAAATAGTTATGGTAAAAATAAAGAAGGTAAAATAGCTCCATTTGGCGCTTATTTAAAAGAGAATTTACCTAAAAGAATACCAGGTATATTTGATAAACAAATAGAAACAAATGAAGGTGGAGATATAATAGCTAAAGTTGATGTAAGCAAAGCTGATCAAGAAATAGATGCAGAGGTAGAAATAGATGATACTGTTGATAACGTTAAGGAAAGAGTGTTTTTAAATGAAAGCATACCACTTCCAGATAATATAAAAACAGACGTAAAGAAAGCAGTAGAAGCTCTTTATTCAAAAGGTAAAGTACCTAAAATAGGTACAAAAGAATTTACTAATTTTATTGATGGTGCATATAAAAACGCACTTAAGCCTATCATGGCTAAGTTTATAGGTAACAATACTGACGCATCGTTAGAAACTTTTTTAAGAGATAACTTTGAAGAAATATTGAAAGGTATACCTCAATCTATAATAAATAAAAGATTTCCTGCTTTTAAAAACCCTGTATTAGATAAAGATGGCAAGCAAGTTAGAGAAAAAACTAAGCAGGGCAATGCTGTATTTAATAAAAAAGATCTTACACCAGCTGAATTTATTAAATATTTCTTAGGTAGAGATGTTGGTGGGTCAACTAAAGGTACAAGAAAAGACGCTTTAGCTGAAACTTTAGCAGTAGTGTATGGCAATGAAACTAGTCTTGATGTATTACAGGATGAAAATATTCAAAAGAAATTTAAAGAAATTGAAAGTTTAAAACCTAAAGATGCTATACAGAAAATAGACGAAGTCATAGATTATATTGATTCTAAATTTGGTAGAAAATCTGGTAAACTATTTGTAGGCCCAATGGGTATTATATCAGACCTTATTGTAACCGCATTAAAAGTTATAAAAGCTGGTATAAAAACAGCTAAAAACGTAAGTAAGTTTATTTCAGATAGCTTAAAACCAGTAGAAAAAGCTGTATCTAAAGAAATAGGAGAAGAAAAAGGTAAAGCATTTACTAACGATTTAGCTAAAGAATTAGAAAACGCTTTCAAAACAGATAAAGAATCTAATGCGGAAAATATATTAGATAATTTTATACAAAAAGTTGCTGAAAATTTTCCAGAAGGACCTAAAAAAGACCAAGTTTTAAAAGATTTAAAGGAAATAAAAAAAGATCCTACTAGTAAACCGTCACAAAAATTAATAGAAAACGAGGATTTAAGGTTAGCCATAGAAGAAGGTATTTCTGAAACCGAATACAAAAACAGAAATAATCAAGCATCTAAAGATTGGAAACAATCTATTCCTATACTGTCTAAGCTTTTTAAAATTAAAGATTTAGAATATAGAGTGCCAAAAGAATTACTTTCTAATAAGTTAAATGAAAAAAGAACTTTAGATTTTTTTGAAGATGTTGTTAATTTTTTTCCAAATATATCTATATTAAAAGAAAAAGCACCTAGATTATTAGCTTCTTTAAAATCTACTGTTGCTAGCGGTAAAAAATTAAAAAAAGCGGATGGTTCAAGATTAAATGTAGCTTGGTTTAATACAATGAATAAAGGTAAAGGTAAGATAGAATCTTGGATGTCTGAAGCATATCAACCAACATGGGGTTATGATGGATTTAAAAAAATAGCCGAAGAAAAAATAAATAAATTAACTGATAATGGAAAAAAACCTTTAAACAGTACAAAAGAAAAAGAATACGTTGAATTTATTAGAAATTACTTAACAAATCCTAGCTTAAGAGAGTCTGTTGATGAAAATGGTATTAAAAATGGTTATGAATTAACAGTTGATGCTAATAGAGAAGCTATAGAGTTTTTATACAATAATTTAGGTAATTATTATTTCAAAGCTAAAGATAAGAAAATAGCATTAGAAAATATAAATACTTTTCTTCAAATGCAAACAAATCATGCTGATGGTATATTAAAAGGTTTAGTGCCTGTTATAAGCGTAACAACAAAACCAGAAGCTGATCCTAATTTTAAAGAAAAAGTAAAAGGTAAAACTAAAACTCACAATGAGCATATGGTTGAACTTTTTAATGCTAACCAAAGATTTTTAAAAATATTAGCAAAAGGCTCTAAAAATTTAGACAGTGATGTTGTTTCACTTGTTAAAAGTTTAAACCAATCTTTAATATCTAAAAAAGCACAAGGAGAAAAAGATGCAACTGGAGCTTCAGTTCAAACATCTACTAATCAATTTTTAAATACTTTTTTAAGAAAAGGATTTTCTGATAATCAAATAATGATAACAGACCAACAAGGTCAAACAGTTACTGATTATTTAACAGAAAAATATTCTCCTAAAATATTAAATGATATTTTATCTAAAATACCAACTAAAGATAAATCTGTTGATGGTTTAGCTGTAGAAGAAAGAATAGAAAATTCTAGAGAATATACTAAAAAAACATATTATAATAATTCAATATTACCATCTGATGATAATTTAAAAAATAAATTTACTAATCAACAGGTGTTAGATAAAATGGCTGATGTTGATAATAAAAACGTTGCCGAAGAATTAACATTTAGTAAAGATGCTAATCTTGGTAAAGGCATGAATGATATAATACAAAATAAAACGGGTATTGCATCAGAAAAAACATATTCAAAAATTAAAGCAGAGGTTGTTGGCGCTAGTAAAGGTAGGTTTGATTTCTTTATACCACCATCAGCAGAAGATTTTACAGGTTTATTATATAAAACTTTAGGTAAAGGTAAATTAGGCGACAGTCAAATGGCTTGGTATAAGGCTCACTTGTTAAATCCTTATTCAAGAGCTATGGATAACATATCAAGAGATCGTGTAGCTTTAATGAATGATTTTAAAGCACTTAAAGAAAAACTTAAACTTGTACCTAAAAATTTAAAGAAAAAAATACCTGGAGAAAATTTTACAAAAGAACAAGCTGCAAGAGTTTATATTTGGGATAAACAAGGCATGACAATACCTGGTATGGCTAATACTGATATAAAAAGTTTAGTTGATTTTGTAACTTCACAACCAGATCTTGTTGTGTTTGCAAATCAATTAATAGATATGCAAAAAGGTGATCAATATGCAGCGCCTACAGACGGTTGGTTGGCTGGTAATGTAACTACAGATCTTATTCAAGGTATCAATACTACTACTAGATCAAAGTATCTAGAAGTTTGGCAAACTAATGCAAATGAAATATTTACAGAAGCTAATTTAAATAAACTTGAAGCTGCATACGGTAAAGATTATAGAGTAGCATTAGAAAATAGTCTGCAAAGAATGCAAACAGGTAAAAATAGATCTTTTGGTGGTGATACTTTAACAGGTAGAGTTACCGACTGGCTTACTAATTCTGTTGGTGCTATTATGTTTTTTAACACTAGATCAGCTGTGCTTCAAACAATATCAGCTATTAACTTTATAAACTTTGGCGATAACAATATATATGCTGCAGGTAAAGCTTTTGCTAATCAACCTCAGTATTGGAAAGATTTTAAAACATTATTTAATTCAGACTTTTTAATTGAAAGGCGTGATGGTTTAAAACTTAATGTAAATGAAGCAGATATAGCTGACATGGCTAAAAAAGATGGTCCAAAAGGTGTTATAAGTGAATTACTTAGACTGGGATTTTTACCTACACAAATAGCAGATAGTTTTGCTATAGCATCAGGTGGTTCTACGTTTTATAGAAATAGAATTAAAGCTCTTGAAAAAGAAGGTATGTCTAAAAAAGAAGCAGAAGTACAAGCTTTTCAAGACTTTAGAGAAACTGCAGAAGAATCTCAACAATCAAGTAGGCCAGATAAAATTAGTCAACAGCAAGCTGGTCCATTAGGACGCGTTATATTAGCTTTTGCAAATACACCGGCTCAGTATGCTAGAATAATTAAAAAAGCTGCTCTTGATCTTAAAAATGGCCGAGGCGACACTAAGACCAATGTATCTAAGATACTATATTATGGTGTTGCACAAAACTTAATATTTAATGCATTACAACAAGCATTGTTTGCTTTAGCTTTTGGTGAAGAAGAAGAGGAAGACAAAGACAAAGAAAAAAGATATATAAACGTAGCTAATGGAATGTCTGACAGTATATTACGTGGTTTAGGTCTTGGAGGTGCTATATTTTCTGTATTAAAAAATACTGCACTGAGATTAAATCAAGAATCAGATAAAAAATCTCCTAAATATCAAGATGTATTAGTTAAAGAAATATTACAAATATCTCCACCTATATCATCTAAAATTGGTAAATTAAAAGCAGCAGGTAGATCTTACTCATGGAATAAAAAAGATATGATGACAATGGGTTGGTCTATAGATAACCCTGCTTATTTAGCTGCTGGTCAAGTTATAGCAGCTACTACAAACATACCGCTTGATAGAGCTTTTAAAAAAATAGATAACATAAGGAATGCTAGTAATTCAGACCTAGAGGCTTGGCAAAGAGTGGCTTCAGCGGCTGGTTGGAGTAAATGGGAGCTTGGAATAAAAAATACACCAAATAAATCTCCAGCAGGTCAATCTAAAATAGACCTATCAAAAGGTAATATTAAATTAAATAAAGGAAACATTAATCTTAAAAAAGGAAAAATAAACCTAAATAATTAAATATGCAAAACGAAAAAAGAGAAATGCGTCATTACATCGGTGCGGCCGGTATATTTACTTTAATCATATTATTACTAATATTTCTAAGTTATGTAGAAATACCACCAGTAAATAAAGATTTATTCGTGGCAATCGTGGGAACTTTGGTTTCTAGTTTAGGAATCGTCGTATACGTTATAATAGGCCAACAGCCTGATGAAGTTATTAAATTACAAAAGAAAAACGAAGGATTAGAAACAACTACTCATCAAATGGAAAAACGCAATGATCAACTTGAAGAAAT